TTTGATAGATTCTGAGGTGGCATATGGCATTAAACTATCAGCGCGTTAAGGGCATCACGATCGAGATCGGAGCCGACGGGACTAAATTTAATAAAGCTATTGCCTCGATGAATCAGAGCCTGCGCGGCACACAGGCGTCACTGAAGGACGTCAACAACCTGCTGAAGCTCGACCCGAAAAACACGGAGCTCCTCGCCCAGAAGCAGGGTCTCTTAAAGAGCTCGATCGATGAGACAAAGCAGAAGCTCGACGCCGAGAAAGAAGCTCTCGCGAAAATGAAAGCGAGCTCCACGACCGGCGAGGTCACGGAAGAGCAGAAGGCTCTCGAGCGGGAGATTATCGACACCCAGCAGGAACTTGAGAAGCTTGAAAAGGACTATGCGTCTTTTGGGTCTGTGGGTGCTCAGAAACTGCAGGCAGCCGGCAAGGCGATGCAGGACTTCGGCGACAAGATCACCTCCGCAGGCAAGACGCTGACCACCAAAGTCACCGCCCCGATCGTGGGCGTCGGTGCCGCCGCGGTCAAGACGACGGCTGATTTTGACGCTCAGATGAGCAAGGTCGCGGCGATCAGCGGGGCAGAGGGTGAGGACTTCGACGCCCTGCGGCAGAAGGCGCGGGATATGGGCGCGGCGACCAAATTCTCCGCGACCGAGTCGGGAGAGGCCATGGAATACATGGCGATGGCTGGCTGGAAGACCGAGGACATGCTCGACGGCCTCGAGGGCATCATGGATCTTGCCGCGGCATCCGGAGAGGATCTGGGCACAACGTCGGATATCGTGACGGACGGCCTGACCGCTTTCGGGATGTCCGCCGCTGACTCTGGGCGGTTCGCGGATGTCCTCGCGGCGGCTTCCACCAACGCGAACACGAACGTCTCCATGCTCGGCGAGTCTTTCAAGTATGCGGCGCCCGTCGCGGGCTCTCTCGGCTATTCCGTCGAGGACACGGCAACAGCGCTCGGCCTGATGGCTAACGCCGGCATTAAGGCGTCTCAGGGCGGCACAGCTCTTCGCGCCCTGATGGTCAATATGGCGAAGCCCACGAAGGACAGCTCCGCGGCTATGGAGCGGCTCGGCGTGTCCCTCCAGAATGACGACGGCTCGATGAAATCCCTGCGCGAGGTTATGGATGATCTGCGAAAGGGCTTCGGGCATATCAATATGCCGGTCGAGGAATTTAATAAAGAGGTCGCGGCCCTCGACGATCAGCTCGCGAGCGGTGAGATCACGCAGAAGAAATATGACTCTGCCCTTGAAGAACTGACCAAAGAGGCATACGGAGCGGAGGGCGCGGAAAAAGCCCGAGCGGCGGCGATGCTCGCAGGGCGGACGGGTATGTCCGGTCTGTTGGCGATCGTCAACGCCTCCGAAAAGGATTACAACAAACTGACCACGGCGATCGACGGATCAGGCGGAGCGGCGAAGGAAATGTCTGACAAGATGCAGAACAACCTTTCCGGTCAGCTTACGATTTTAAAGTCTCAGCTCGAGGAAGCCGCGATCTCGATCGGAGACGTCGTCACACCAAAGGTCAAAGAGTTCACGTCCTTAATTCAGACGCTTGTCGATAAATTCAACCAGTTGTCTCCGGAGCAAAAAGAACAGATCGTCACCATTGCCGCAATCGTGGCGGCAATCGGCCCGCTGCTAGTCATTATCGGAACTGTGATCAGCGCCGTCGGGACCATCGTTGGCGCGCTCGGAAGCGTCGGGGCAGCCATTGGATCCGTGGTCGGTTTCATCTCCGGAGCGGGCGGCATTATCCCTGCATTGTCGGCGGCGGGGGCCGCGATCGCGGGCGTAGCCACAACGGCGGCACCCTTCCTGATCGGCGGGGCGATCATCGCAGGAATCATCGCGGCGGTCGTTCTGGTGGTGAAAAACTGGGACAAGATCAAAGCCAAAGCGACGGAGCTCGGCAATAAGGTCAAAGAGGCATGGAATACGCTCAAGACCAACACGGCTAACGCATGGAACAACGTGAAGACGTCCGTCACGAACGCGATGAACAACGCGAAGACAGCCGCCTCGAATGCGTGGAACAGCATGAAGACAAAAGTCTCGACGACTGCAGAATCGATCAAGTCGACGGTCTCCAATAAGCTCACCGCGGCGAAAAACAGCATTCAGAATGCTTGGAACACTGCCAAAGAGAAGACGGGCGAGATCTGGGGAAACATCAAGGACAAGGTCGACGAAAACGGCGGCGGGATCGAGGGCGTAGTTAAGACCTATGCAGAGGGCATCGATACCGCATGGACAAAGATGCTCGGCGCGATCGATGACGCGACCGGCCTTGATCTGTCGTCGATGTACGATACCGTCAAAGGCACGTTTGACGACATCTGGGACAAGGTGAGCGGCGTCGCGTCTGACCTGATGGGCGTCTTTGATTTTAATTGGAGCCTGCCCGACATTCAGCTCCCCCATTTCAGCTGGGAGTGGAATGACCTCGGTCATGGCATCTCGCTTCCGAGCATTTCCGTAGACTGGTACAAAAAAGCCTACGACAATCCGTATCTTTTCACATCCCCGACCATCGTCGGAGGGCGCGGATTTGGCGACGGAGGCGGCTCCGGAGAGATCGTCTATGGGCGCGATCAGCTCATGAGAGACATCGCCCAGGCGGCGGGCGGCGATGAGATAACTATCAACGTATATGCCCGAGAGGGGCAGGATCTGCGCCAGCTCGCCCGGGCCATCTCCGATGAGCTCGCGCTGATGCAGAGACAGAGGGACCGAGTCTATGCGTAATTGGTTCACATTTGGAGACATCATATCAACAGATTATGGTGTATACATAAGCGGGACTGGGGTATATGACGCCCCCGCCCGTACTTTTGAGACAGTAAGCATTCCCGGACGGAGCGGCGACCTGATTCTCGGCGCCGACCGTCTAGAAAACATCGAGCTTACATATCCCGCGTTTGTGTATGCGGACTTCAAACAGAGTGTCCGCAATCTTAAAAGCGCCCTGCTCGCAAAAACGGGCTACCTGCGTTTGTCTGATACCTATTACCCGGATGAGTTCCGCCTCGCCTACTTCCCGGGCCCGGTCAACGTCGACCCGGCGGCATGGCACGATGCGGGAGAATTTGATCTGACATTTATCTGTAAGCCGCAAAGATGGCTTAAGAGCGGCGAGGAGACGATCGAGTTCACGGCCTCCGGTGGATACATTAACAATCCGACGCCCTTCCCGAGCAAGCCCCTGATCCGGGTGACCGGCTACGGCGAGCTGTACGTCGGCTCCCAGAGGATCGCGATCAGCAGTGGATTCTCGTATATCGACATCGACAGCGATGTGATGGAGTGTTACAACGGCACCCAGAGCGCAGGGACAAAAGTTGTTTTCGGCTCTGCTGACTTCCCGGAACTTCCCGCCGGCAAGACGGGGATCACATGGTCTGGGAACATATCTAAGGTGGCGATCACGCCCCGGTGGTGGTGGATATGATTCCAAAGTTATACGCGGCGGACGCATTCGAATATGTGACAGAGGGACTCGGACGGCTCACTGAGTGCATTTCCTGCACAGTTACGGAAGAGCGCAACGGGGAGTATGAGTGTCAGTTTGAATATCCCATAGGCGGCAAGCTTTACGAACAGATCAAAAACGGCTGCGTGATCACTTGCCCGCATAACGAGACCGGCGACCTTCAGCCCTTCGTCATCTACAGAATTTCCAAACCTATCAACGGTGTGGCGACCTTCTACGCGCACCATGTGTCATATCTGCTGTCCGGAATCGTTCTGGATCCATTTAGGGCGACGTCCTGCGCGAGCGCTCTTTCCGCTATGCGCGATGTGGGAAAGCCATACAATCCCTTTACGTATTGGACGGATAAGGTCACGGAAGCGGAATTCCGCGTGGACGTGCCGGTCAGCGCCCGCGCCATCCTCGGCGGCATGGAGGGGTCTGTTCTGGACGTCTTCGGCGGCGGGGAATACGAATTTGATAAATATCAGGTCAAGCTCTGGCAGAATCGCGGCACCGACAGCGGCGTGACGATCAGGTATGGAAAAAATCTGACCGACATCACGGACGAGCTCGACACGCTCGACGTGTATGATTCCGTCGTGCCGTATTGGCTGTCATCCGAAGAGGACGGTCAGTGTATTTACGGCGGCGTCGTAGTGGCGACCGGCGTATCGTCTCCGACGCGGACGGTGGTGATGGATCTGTCCGGAGAGTACCAGAACGCGCCGACCATGGCACAGCTTGAAAGCAAGGCGCAGACCATCCTCGACAGGCGCCGGTCGTGGATTCCGAAGAGGAACATCAAGATCGACTTTGTGGCGCTCTGGCAGACGGAAGAATACGCGCAGATCGCGCCGCTTGAGAGGGTGAATCTCTGCGATACCGTGACAGTGGTCTATCCGGATCTGGACGTCAACGTCTCCGCCAAAGTTATCAAAACTGTCTATAACGTCCTTCTGGATCGCTACGACGAGATCGAGCTCGGCGAGCCGCGGAGCTCCTTCGGGGACGTGATCACAGCGCAGACAGACGCGGCGCTTGCCAAAGTGCCCACGACGTCGATGATGCAGGCCGCTATCGACTATGCCACAAGCATGATCACCGGCGGGCAGGGCGGGCACGTCGTGTTCCGATACGATGCCAACGAAAAGCCGACGGAAATCATGATCATGGATACGGAAGACGAGGCCACGGCGGTCAACGTGCTCCGGATCAATATGAACGGCATCGGGTTCTCATCGAATGGCGTCAACGGCCCATTTACGACTGCATGGACGATCGACGGTCACTTCGTCGCGAACTTCATCGACACGGGGCAGCTTAGTGCAAACGTGATCTATGGCGGCGTGATCCAGAGCGTAGACGGAAAAAACAAGTGGGATCTGACCGGCGGCCTGTTTTCCATGACCCGCGGGTCGATCAACCTCGGTTCTGGAAAATTCGTTGTGACGGATGCCGGCGCGGTGACAATCAAGAACGGCACGATTCAGATCTTAAGCGCAGACGGCACCGTGACAAGATTCGCCGTAAGCAATTCCGGAAACATGCAGGCGCAGGGCGCGGAGTTCCTGAAACAGACCAAATTCTATGGCACATCGTTCGGGGACACGTCTTATCTAACTATCAACGGATCAAACATCTACTCGACGATTGCAGGGAACAGCGTCGGATCTCTGACATGGTATTCGACCTATGCGGAGTGGAGCGGCAAGAAGATCAGGATGTCGATCACCGCTTCCGGGGCTAAAGACTTCCTTGTTCAGCGGTATGAAAATAACGCCGCTGTTGACTGGTTGTATTCCGCAGGCACGAACAGCAAGGATCTTTGGCTCGATGGTGGAGCTCATCAGGGCTATCTCGTGACATGTTCCTCGCCTCACATTCATTTCGGATATTTCAACAGTCATCTGTACTACAAGCAGGGCACATCCGATTGGGTACTGATTGCATGATTGGAGGATGACATGGACACCAGAAAATACACAGTAATCCGGGCGCAGATTGCCGCCCAGGCACTCGACCTGTGCCGCGCCAATGGGATTGACCCTGAGACGGCATCTATCATCATGGACGCGGTCGCAGGGAGCTTCCACCAGATGGCACACGAGGCGCTGATCGGATCGATGGTAGCGCAGGAGACAGCGGAGAAGCTCGACGATGTCGAGAAATTCAAGGAGGGAGTAGCAAATGCTGACACTGACAAACAGGATTGACATGAGGCCCGGAGCTGTCCCGCTGGTAATCCATCTGGGGCAGTACGATAGTGATTTTTCGCTCGTGTTTGAGCTCTACAGCTCCGCCGGCAACTTTACGGTGGAGTCTGGGACTACCGCGATGATCCGCGGTACGAAGACGGACGGGCACGCATATGATGCGGACGCAACGATTGATATCAGCGCTAAAACCGTCACGGTTGCCGGCAATGAACAGATGACCGCCGCAAAGGGGCGGAACGTGTACGAGCTCGTGCTTAAAAAGGGCACGAAGGTACTCAGCACGGCGAATTTTATCCTCGATGTCGAACGCGCCGCCATGGATGCGGACACCATCGCGTCTGAGAGCGTTCTGAAGGAACTCAACGCCATCATTGACAGCGCGGCAACGTCTACGCAGGCGGCGGCTGATGCGGCTTCTGCGGCGGACCGGGCAGAGGACGCGGCTGAGTCTGTGTCGAGTGCGTCCGCACAGATCGCGACAAATACCGCGGATATTAGTGACTTAAAGGCAGATTTAGAACAGATTGTTCCGGGGTTGACGGATGAGGCAAAACAGGCATTACTTGCCTGCTTTCAGCATGTGATATGGTTAGACCATGATGCTGACTATTACCAAAGATTAAATGATGCTCTTTATGCATCGCAGGATGTAGTATTTATCAGTGCAGTGTTCAATTCTGGTAGTACTGTTCTGTATCCAAATACGTCACTGGATGACCTTAAAGCGTTTTTAACAGTTACAGCTACGTATGCAGATAGTCATTCGTCAGAGGTGGTATCGTATGCATTAAGCGGTTCACTTGTCGTTGGTGTAAATACTATAACCGTTTCGTATCAAAACAAGACTACAACCTTTACAGTGACAATCAGTGACTACGAGTGGGGGAGCGATTATACATGGTTGTATCGTCCGAGTGTTGATGGGTTACTGTCTCAAAACGAAAATGTTTCAGATGTTGTAGCGGTTGGTGGTCAAGCACTTGCTACAGAAACTCTTGACGGTGACGTTCTTAATTTGTCAGCGGAATATAATGGCAACAACTACGGATCAATCTTTAAGTTTATACCTTTAATACCGTCAAGCGCATCTCTAAAGGCAAAAGTGAAATTCAATGCATTACCAATATCAAGTCCGGGCGGCGGTTTAAGAATGCAGGTATCGAATGGAACAAATGGCGCACAGCTTTTCGTATATCGAGATGTCGAGAATCCGGACCAACCTAGGATATCAACATTTTCGCCTAATGTCATGCGTCTTGCGGATATAACATTAAATAAGTGGTACATTTTAACATGTGAGTTGTCAGGCGACACTCAAATTATTAAAGTTGACGACGTAACGTATAACCCGTCTGCGCTTTCGTCATATGCAAATACAGAAACAAGGCTGATAGCTCTTGAGCCAGACAACACGGTAAGTTCTACTCCTGGCGATTTGGATTTTGATATTGCTTGGATTGCTTTCAAAGATAATTCAAACTGATTGGAGGTGATGTAGATGTATGATTATGCAGGGAATGAATTAGACATAAATATTAAAACAGATAAAACGCTCACTATTGAAGGTGATGCGGCTGATGCGGCTGTGGTTGGCGACATGTTTGACTCACTTGGAGTAACGGCAATAGAGCCGATGTATGGAGACATTCCAGAATTATATATCACGGGGACTTTACCGGCAACTAAAGCAGACGGAAATGCAAAGGTTAAAGTTGATTATTTCTCAAAAACAGCGCATTTTTCTGAATATGCAACTTTAAAAGTACAGGGGGATTCTTCGACAGGTTATCCGAAAAAGAATTTTACAATCAAGTTTTACGAGGACTCCAACTGCACCGTTAAAAACAAACATGATTTCAAGGGATGGGGCAGGCAGAATAAGTTTGTCATGAAGGCGAACTGGATAGATATTACCCACTCAAGAAACATTGTGTCTGTACGCATTTGGACAGATGTTGTCAAAAGCCGTAGCGATTTCAATAATCTGCCAACAGCGATGAAAGAATCACCGAAACTGGCTACTATAGATGGTTTCCCAATTAAGGTCTATGCCAATGGAATCTATCAAGGACGCTATACATTCAACATTCCGAAAGACGCATGGATGTACAACATGGATGATGAATCTGAAAATGATGTTGTTCTTTGTGCCGACAGTTGGGCTGGTGGAAGATTTATTACTTATCCTGCATTGGTAGACGAAACAGACTGGACAGACGAAATTCATGAAGACGCTGTGCCGCAGTCTGTAATAACCAAGCTGAATGACCTTATTTATTTCGTACAGAACTCAACTGACACCCAATTTTTGGCGAATATAAGCAATTATATAGATGTGCAAAGTTTTATTGATTTCTATATTTTTGTTCAGGTCAGTGCGGCAGAGGATAACTGTGGGAAAAATCTTATACTTATGAGTTATAGTGGCTCTGAGTATTATGCAGGAGCGTATGACCTTGATAGTACATGGGGACTGTATTGGAATGGAGCGGAAATTTTAGCAACAGACCTTGACCTCTCGTCACCAGATGGAAAGATGGGAGCAAATAGGCTCTATTCAAGAATTGCATCATTGTATTCGTCGCAAATCAGAGCAAGGTATGAAGAACTGCGAAATGGTGCATTATCTGCCGCCAACATCATTCACAGGTTTGAGCAATTTTGTGATGTTATGCCAAAAGAACTGGTCGAAGAGGATTATGCGACAACTACTGCGAATGGCGCATTTGTAAATATCCCTTCTAAAAACATAACAAGTCTTGCACAGATTCGGAACTATGTTGCGGCTAGGCTTGCTTATGTTGACAGCCAGTTACTGATTTAAAGGGAACTTTGAATCACACAGGGGAGGAGGTGAGACACCAATGAATCTGCTAGAATTGATACACCGCCTCACAGCGGGCGACATGCTGATCGCGCTCGGCCTGCTGCTGTCCCTGATACAGATAGCGCCGCTTAAATTGGATCCATGGTCAGCTCTGTTTGGATGGATCGGGCGGAAGATGACCGGCGATTTGTCACGGAAGATCGATGCGCTGGAGAAAAAGCTCGATGCTCTGGAAGCCAAAGAGGACAGGCGCGACGCGATCAACAAGAGGGTCAGGATCTTAAGGTTCGAGGATGAGCTTCAGACGGGCATGAAGCATTCCAAAGATAGTTTTGATCAGGTGCTATCCTCAGACATCACAGACTACGAGTCATACTGTCGAAGTCATCCGGAGTTCAAAAATAATCAAACGTGCGCGACCGTGGAGCATATAAAAAAAGTCTATGCCGAAAGATTAGAACGGAGGGATTTTTTGTAATGGATTGGAAAAGGAAATTAACATCGCGGAAATTTTGGGCGGCTGTGATCGGCTTCGTGACGCCGCTCCTGATCGCCTTCGGGGCTTCCAGTGAGGTGCAGACGCAGGTCGCGGCTGTGATTATGGGCGGGGGCACGCTGATCGCTTATATCGTAGGCGAGGGATTGGTCGACGCCGCGGGAGCTCGGAACGATGACGTGGAAGGGTAAGGGCTACAAGCTCACGAGCACGCAGCTGACCAAATTGGCGCGGCTCTGCGTGCAGGAGCAGGGGAACGGCGCGGCCCCGGCTGAGGCGTCGCTCATGGCTAACCTGTACGAGCTCCACGGGCAGAAGTATTCGAGCCTGTACGACTACGTGCGGAACGGCGGGTGGTTCTACAAGGCACCGTACTATATGGATCATGGCAGCGCGTCCGCCCGTGTGATCGAGGCCGTCAAGGACGTGCTGGTCAACGGAAACCGTGTCCTCCCGCTCTACATCGACGAGCATGATTGCTTTTCTGACATCGTGAGCGCGACCAACAACGGCAACAAAATTTCCAAGACTAACCGCTCGGCATACAAAAAAGGCGTTACTGTCATTCGGAACCGCTACAGCTCGACATACACCTTTTACTGCTTCCCGTCGGCCTACTCGGATCCTTTCGGATACACCGCAAACAGCAGGGCGCCGAAGCGCGGAGAGCCCCTTCCAGACGACAGAAACGACGAGGTGCGGGTTAATGTGTCCGCGTCCCTTCCGGAGCTCTCAGAGGGCGCTACGGGCCGCGCCGTGCGTATCTGGCAGGTGATCGTCGGAGCGGAGGCAGACGGCATCTTCGGGGCAGGCACGGAGGCCGCAACGAAGACATGGCAGAACAAGCAGGGGCTGACCGCGGACGGAATCGTCGGCGCAAAGTCTTGGCGAAAAGGCTTGAGTCTGTTATAATGTCCGTATAACAGTTACTTTCATAATGTCCTTCTCACTCACGGCTCCGCGCTCCCCCTATGGCGGAGCCTTTTTTATTGGGCGATCAGCGCCCGGGCTAACTTGCGCTAACAATGCGCTAACAAATGCCGCTAGAATCGTGTCGAAAACGCTATTATCCTAGCGGAATCGATACAATCCTAGCGGCGATTTTTGCCGTGTTTACGGTATTTTCTCGGGAAACCGCGTACTTACTGGATTTTTCCGAAAATGCCCTGCTTGGGTTCGAGTCCCACCACCGGCATTGATTTTTCAAGGAAAACGGGCTGTTGCGCTAACTTTTGCGCTAACAGCTCTTTTTTTTGTGCTTGTCGGAGAAGACTTTCACGGCTGCCAGCGCCTGCGCTTCTTCCTGATCGGCAATAGAATTTTGGTAGATGGCGGCGAGGACCGGCGAGCCGGGACGCCATCCGCCCATCCGCTCGATGGTGCGCTGTGGAATGCCGGCATAGTGGAGCTGTGAGGCGAAGAAGTGACGGAGCGTGTGGATGCCGCACGAGCGCCCGCAGGCGCGGAGAGAGAGTTTTCGGAACGCATTGGTCAGCTGGCCGGGGGTCATACTTATCGTGCCTTGACGGAGCGGAGAGAGCGCGAAACCGGGCATGCGGACGGTGCGGACAGACGTGTCATTCTTTGGCATCTGCTTGATGACCCAATCTTGGTTTCGGGTAAAGATCATATCCTTCGCGACTCGGACGGTGCACTTCTGGAAGTCGATGTCCTCCATGGTCAGGGCGCACAGCTCGCCCCGCCGCAGGCCGCCGAAGGCCGCGAGCATGATCGCCTTTTTCAGATCGGCCTTGTCCGCGGCATCATAGAGCGCCCACACCTCATCCGTCGTTGGCACATAGACGTCCTTCCGCGCCTCGGCCTTGTGCGTGATCTGCGAGGCGTCGAAGCCCGCCCCGAACATCCGCAGGGAGCTGTTGAGGAAGCTCGCCGCCTTCTTTGCGGTCGCTCGACTGTGATCTACGGAAAATTCCGAGAGCCATCTCTGAACGTCCTCTTGTGTCAGGTCGCGGATCCGGATCTCACTGATCGCGTCGTAATAGTTCCGCAGTTGGCTCTCGTACGACCTGAGCGTGCTCTCAGACAGCACGGAGCCCTTCGCCTCGATGTAGCGTCGCATGGCCTCGTGTACGCTCATATCCGCCACGGAACGCTTGCCGTGCTCCATCCTATAGGCCGCGGCGAGATCTTCCGCCTCCGCGCGTGTAGAGGCCGTGAAGGACTTAATGATCTGCTTCCGTTTGCCGTCAACAATTTTGTCCCCGAGATAGAGCTGACAGCGCCACTTGCCGTTCTTTTGTTTTTTTGCTTTGGGCATCGAAATTCCTCCGATCGCAACAATAACTACGAGATCTTAAAGATAATTTGCGTTAACTCGTGCGTTTGCGTGCGTTATTCGTGCGTTAACGCGACAATAATTTTGAGATGCGGTCGAGCTGTCTGATCATGATAAAATTCTGTTCAACAATCGTTCGGGTATAGGTGGCGGTCAGGCGGGCAAATTCCTTCTCATTTCCGCTGAGGAGCGCCCCGAATTCTGACATACCGGTGCCGGTCAGCTCGCTCGCTATCTTCTGGAGACTCTTTATGTCCTCCGGATCGGACAGATTGCCGAGCCCGAATTTGTCGAGAAGCGCCTGCTCCTTCTGTGCCTGAATCGCCGCTTTTTCTTCTGCTGACTTAAATAGTGCCATTTTTCATTCCTCCTTTAAGTGTCTTAAGTAAAATAACTGCCGTCTTTATCTGCTCAGGCGTACAGCCTGCAGCGGCCTCGATGAGCTCCTGAAGGGCGCATGACATTTCATCGGTCGGCCTGTGTACCGGCTCACCGATCGGGTGCTCTTCCATGATATCGGAGCGGGTGCAACCGAAATATTTGCAAAGCATATCGATCTTGTTCATGCGCGGGACGCGCGTCCCATTCATCCAAGATGAAAGAGTCGACTTGTTAATGCCTAGTGCTTTTGCCACTTCCGTCTGAGTCTTTCCTGACTCGTAGATGATTCTCTTTAAATTCCTACTCGTTACTTTCCCGTAATTTTGGATATCCATTTCTCATCCCTTCCGCTCCCCTAGGGACGATCATACAACAAAATGCAAAAAGAGTCTACATTTCGCCTTGACAGTTTACATTGTGTAGACTATACTAGTGCTCGTTGCAGGAAGTATTCGCACAGAAAAATCAAGGAAAAGGAGGTGACAAGATGGCTAAAATTCCGTTAAGGGCGGCAAGAGTGGCGGCAAACCTTACGCAGGAAGAGCTCGCGGAGCGAATGTCTGTGTCGAGGGCATCTATTAACAACTGGGAAAACGGGCGTGCGGAGATCAAACCGGCGTTCCTGTGCATGTACTGCCAGATCACGGGCTTCGACGTGGATGATATTATTTTGCCCGAACTGTCTACTTAATGTAGACTGCACTTCACAAAGAGAGGAGGACGTGTATGAGATTTGAAGTAGTGTTGAGAAGCATGAACACCGGCGGCGTTATTTCCGTCATTAGCGGATTTGACAGCGAGGCCGTCGCAGAGGAGCGGGCACAGATCGAGATGGATGACGAATCCGTCTGGGCTGAAGTCAGACCGGAGCGGTACTGATGGCACGCCCGACGAAGCGTAACTATTATTCCAGTCAAATCAGGCAAGAGATCTTCGGGCAAGGCCGCTCCGCTGCATGGATCGCGGAGAAGACAGGCATCCCGGAATCGACGGTCCGGAGCTGGAGGGCGGACCCGGGCAAGATGCCTGCGTACCAGTATCTGAGGATTAAGCAGTTAATCAAATAGGGGGAAAAAGATGTCAAATAAGGGGACAAGAAGAGAGTTAACAGCGCCCATCTGGTTCGACCAGTGGACGCGACAGGCCGACAGCAGACGCGCACGGAAGCGCGAGGTCACGGAGGCGCTCTTGCTGATCGCCAACGTCCTGACAGTGGCGGGGCTTCTGGTGACGCTCATCGGAGTCATGTGGATTGACTCCATGGATATAACGAGCGGCAACGTGATTTTGTCGCTTGTGGGAATCGTGACGCTGATCGTCGGCGCGAGATTCCGCATTGAAGCGGAGTTTGGAGGGTACAGGTAATGACGCTTAAGGAATTTTTTGTCAACACAGACATCGAGTGCATCCATGTCGGAAACGTGTCAGGGCACTGGCACGACGATCACGTGCTCGATTACATCGTCGACCACCAGACAGAGGAAGTCGATGAGGAGCGGACACGGCGGGAAGCAGATACTGTTTACGTATATCTGAAGGGAGGTAACTGAATGAAGGCAGAGCAGGACGGCATCACGATTACGATATCCGGAGCGCGGATTGATCAGGTGGAACAGGTCGAGGTCTATTTCCGCGGATGGAGGGAGAGTCTCAACAGATCGACCACAATCACGACTTACGGAGAGAAGGGGGAGACAAATGTTACGGATTGAAATTAACACCGGCGAAGACGGCTCGATCGAGATCAAGTGGAATGGCTTCGAATACATGGATGATTGCGCCAACTCCATCATGGTGATGTGCAAGTCTATGGCTCAGCGTATCGGGGGAGACAAGGAAAAAGCCGCGACGCTTATGGGCTTCGTCTTTGATGACGCGATCAAGGCATACCGCAACGATGATATGTTCGTCAAGTTGAGCAAGCAGACGATTGTGAAGACATTGGGGGATTTTTTGAATGAATAAATACGATTTAATACCGGCGGTCCGCCGCTCCGATCTCTGGGAGCTCCGGAAGAGCCCGGCACACTACCTCTACAAAGTAACACACGAGGAAGAAGCGACACCCGCCCTGACCTTTGGGACCGCGGCGCATAAATACATTCTGGAGCCGGAGCTTTTCCTTGACGACTACATGGTCGCGCCGGAAGTCGATCGCCGCACGAAGGCGGGGAAAGAACAGTATGCGGAATTCCTCGAGCAGCTCGGGGAGCGTCAGCCGATCAAGAAGGCCGACTTCGAGGTCATACAGGCAATGAACGACGCGATTCTCATGCACCCGACCGCGTGCGATCTGCTGAAACATGGAATGCACGAGGTGCCGATCACATGGACGGATCCGGACACAGATGAGGAATGCAAATGCCGCCCCGATGTGATCAACACGGCCGAGGGGCTGATCGTCGACTATAAGACGACCACGAGCTGTGAGGACGGTGCTTTCGAACGATCCTGCCGTTATTACGGATACAAGCTACAGGCAGCAATGTATACCGAGGGATTGTTTCAGTCACAGGGGCTTCTCTATCGCTTCGCTTTCGTTGCCCAGGAAAAGACGCCGCCCTATGCAGTTCGTGTCTACATGTGCGATCCCGGTTTTGTTGATGAAGGAATGGAACAGTTCCGGGACCTGATGAAAATATACCATGAATGCAAGCAGTCGGGCAAATGGCCGGGATACACAGATAAGGAGCTTATCGGAGATGAGTAAAACACATTGGAAGAAGTGGAACAACCCGGACTACCTCGGAGCGTATGCGTTCCAGCCGGGAGAAGAGAAGACGGTCACGATCCGCGAGGTGAAACGCGAGTTCGTGCAGAATCAGAACGGCAAAGAAGAGTGCACGGTCGCATATTTCGATGAGAACGTCAAACCGCTCATCCTTAACACGACAAACTGCAAGACCATCCAGAAGGTCTGGGGCACGCCATACGTCGAGGACTGGGCCGGTCGACGGATCACTCTCAAGGTTAAAAAGGTAAATGCTTTCGGCGAGCTTGTCGATGCGGTCCGCGTATCGACTACCCGCCCGGAAGATTCCACGATCATCTGTACGAGGTGCGGCAAGCCGATCATGGCAGCGGCCGGACGGAGTGCGCAGGCGATCGCGGCGGCAACTAATAACCTATGTATGGATTGCTACAAGGAGGCAAAACAGAATGGCTGACAACTACGATCTTTCAAACCTGACATTGGACGATAACACGATCGAGGTGCTCCCGGACGGGGACTATCACTTCACGGTGGACTCGCACGAAGTCGGGTTCTCATCGTCCGAGAAGCTCCCGCCCAACACCCAGCAGGTCACGGCATATCTCGACATCCCCGTCATTAAGGACGGAGCCGTCACACATGTAAGCGTTCGGCATTATCTCAATATCCATAAGAAGGCGCTCTTCGCCGTCCGGCAGTTCGTTGAGTGTATCGGCATGGTGCCGGAGAAGGGCCGTCTCAACGTCGATCTTAACAAGATGGATAAGCTCTCCGGCATCTGCTCGTTATCAACGATCGAGAGTAAGAACGGCAACGAATACAACCGCGTGCAGACGTGTTACCCTCCCTCAAAGGCTCCGGCAGTGTGCGCGAACGATGATGCCTGGGCGAAGAAAGACGACTTCATGGATTTAGGAGGATTAGAAGATGAGCTCCCCTTCGTTTAATCTTAGACCCTACCAGAGGGAGGCGATCGACGCGATCAATGAAAAATGGCTCGAGTGGTCGCGGGAGCTTCTGGTCCTTCCGACCGGATGCGGGAAGACCGTCGTTTTCAACACGATCGCGTCACAGCGGCCCGGAAGTACGCTGATTCTCGCGCACCGCGATGAGCTGATCGAGCAGGCCAGAGATAAATATGAGGCGATGTTCGGGATCAGGCCGGGAAAGATCAAGGCCGGCACGGAAGAGATCCGGCCCGTGACGGTCGGGTCGGTGCAGACGATGTCCCGCAGAGATTACGCAGGCCGGTTTGATACGGTAATAGTAGACGAGGCTCACCACGCAGTGAGCCCGTCATACCAGAAGGTGCTTGGACAGTTCCCGACCGCGAAGGTGCTTGGCGTTACTGCGACGCCAGATCGGGGCGACAAAAAGAGCCTCGCCCGATACTTTGAGGGCATCGCTTACGAGTACGACCTGCGGACCGCAGTCTCGGAAGGCTATCTCTGCGACATCGTCGCGAAGACGATCCCGCTCGAAATTGACATGAATGCGTGCAGGGTATCGCTCGGAGACTTTGATATTAATTCTGTGGCGGAGACGCTGGAACCGTATCTGCAGCAGATCGCGAGGGCCATCGAGACGGAAGCCGCGGGCCGGAAGACGGTCGTATTCTGTCCGCTGATTAGTATAGCACAGGAACTGGCCGGAATGATACCGGGAGCGCGGGAAGTGAACGGAAACAGCGCAGACCGCAAAGATACGCTCGATTGGTTCGATCAGGCCGGTCCAGGAGCTGTCCTGTGCAACGCGATGTTATTGACCGAGGGATGGGACTGCCCGAGCTGTGACTGCGTCGTGGTGCTCCGGCCTACGAAGATCCGCGCGCTTTATTGTCAGATGATCGGGCGTGGGACCAGATTATTCCCGGGGAAAGAGAACCTGCTGATCCTTGATTTTCTCTGGTTGTGTCATCGTCATAACCTCTGCAAGCCCGCCTCCCTGATCTGCGACAACGAGGACGATATCGATGTTGTCGTCAAAAAGAGCACCGGCGACGATGAGATCGATCTCTTCGGGGCCGTATCCGATGCGGAAGACGCGCGCAGGTCCGCTCTCGCCCGGGAACTCGAGAAACAGGCGCGGAAGAAATCGAAGCTGGTCAATCCGCTGACCCTTTTCTCGCTTCTGAACGACATCGGGCTCGCCGATTACGAACCGACCTTCCAGTGGGAAGAGGCAGAAGCGACCGAGAAGCAGATCGCCGCGCTCCAGAAATTCGGCATCGATGCGGAAGGGATCACGAAGGGCTTCGCGTGCGCGATCATGGATAAGGTTATCCAGAGGTCGCGGCAGAATCTCGCAACAGTGAAACAGGTCAGAACGCTGTCGTCGTTCGGCTATGACGCGGCGGGCTGGACCTTCGACGATGCCAGTAAGAAAATTTCCGCTTTGGCAGCGGTCGGATGGAAGAGGTGGAAGCTGAATGATTGATCTGGATATGCTGAAGCACATCCCGCCGGATTGCAATTATGACGAATGGCTGAAGGTCGGCATGGCACTGAAGCACGAGGGCATCGACTTTAACGTCTGGGATCAGTGGAGCTCCGGAGGGACAAAGTACAAGCGCGGCGAGTGTGAGAAGAAGTGGAGATCGTTTCACAGAAACGATGTTACAGGCGGAACGCTCTATCATATCGCATATGAGTACGGATATCGACCAGAAGAAGACGCGTCCCATTACGACATCAGTAACCTTTTGCTCGATGAGTGCCCGGTCGATCCGGCCTTCGTGAGCACGGAGCGCGTGCCGCAGGTCAGCGATAACTATAACCCGATCGGGGAGCTCACTGAATACATCGAGACGCTTTTCGAGCCGGATGACTACATCGGTTACTGCGTGAGCTTCACACCGGACGGCAAGCCAGGCAAGACGGAATATCGGCGGCAGGCAAAGCACATTCTCGAGGAGCTGAAAAAGAAAGACGCCACGATGAAAAGCGTTTTTCTCTCCGTCAACGAAGAGCGCGGTGCGTATATCCGTTTTAATCCGCTCGATGGGCATGGCGAGAACAACGCCAACGTCACGCGGTGGACGCACTGTCTCGTTGAATCTGACACGGACAGCATCGACCGGCAGTACAGTCTTTTCAAGGCGATGAATCTGCCGATCACGTTCCTAGTCAATTCCGGCGGGAAATCACTGCACGCGATCGTTCGCGTCGATGCGGAGAACGCCCAGCAGTATCGGCAGCGGGTCCGCGAGATCTATGACTTCTGTAAAAAATCCGGTATGACGCCGGATGAACAGGACAAGAACGAAAGCAGATTCTCCCGGATGCCTGGCATGAAGCGCGGTGGCAGGTGGCAGTACATCGTTGAGAGGCACATCGGCGCGAAGTCTTACGCTGACTGGATCAGATGGCGCGAGGAAGAAGCCGACGACCTGCCGCCCGACACAAACCTTGATGAGGTATGGGATCACCTGCCTCCGCTGAAAGATGAGCTGATTCCGGGAATCCTTCGCGTCGGACACAAGATGCTTCTCGCGGGACCTTCAAAAGCAGGGAAATCATTCTTATTAATCAATCTCGCGATATCGATCGCGGAGGGCGCCGAGTGGCTCGGGCTGTCGTGCCGGCAGGGCCGCGTATGCTACGTCAATTTAGAATTGGATGAAGCGAGCTGCCTTCACCGGTTCAAAGAGATCTATGACAAGCGAGGTCTGGAACCTTCCAGTCTCAATAATATCGATATCTGGAATCTGCGAGGCCATGCCGTGCCGATGAACAAGCTCGCGCCGGTCATGATCCACCGCTTTAAGGACCGCGGGTATGTCGCCGTAATCATCGACCCGATTTACAAGGTCATCACCGGCGATGAAAACAACGCGACCGAGATGAGTCAGTTCTGCTCATACTTCGATAAGGTCGCGGCGGAAATGTCCGTCTCCGTCGTCTACTGCCATCACCACAGCAAAGGGGCGGCGGGCAAGTACGCGAACGCAGCGGACCGGTCGAGCGGATCGGGAGTATTCGCGAGAGACCCGGACGCAATCATCGACCTGCGGGAGCTGAGCACGAAGGGGCTGACCGAAAAGTATCGCGCCGCACATGAAGACGCGTGTGACGTACTGACCGCGTGGGAAATGTCCTGCACACTGCGTGAATTCGCCCCGCCAGAACCGCGCCGGATCTGGTTTGACTACCCTGTGCATGTGCCAGACGATCAGAACTACCTCGCGATCGCGAATTTTTCCGATTCCGGAGAAACCGGACGCGGGACCGGCAGGAATCAGACAAGCCGTGACGATTGGTTTGACATCGTCGAGGACCTTCTGGACGTCACTCAGGGCGACACGGCGGTCAGCCTCGAACAAGTCGGGATCAGCGAGAGCAACGCGAAGCGAAAATTCGCGAAAGAGACCGACTATGAGGTCGCCTCGATCGACGGCGTGAAGGTCGTGCACAAGCGGAGCGAGGACATGATCACGTATCTCGGGAATGACTACATCCGGAAAAGGCTCGGGAACCGCTGTGAATGGCCGAGTTACGAGTTACAGAACCTTATATAAGGAAAGTAGTAACCCAAGATACCCATCACGAGTACGTGTTACCCCTATGCGGGGATTACATTCCCCCGCAGGGGTGACCCGTTTCTCGCGATTGAAATGGCGCGAAAGAAAAATCGCTTTAACCCGTAGGAGGTGAGTAACCCGAGACATGACCGAAACACAGGAACAGAAGCAGCTCATTCAGTGGTGCAGGGCGGATCCGCGCTACCAGTATTTATTCCACATTCCGAACGAGTCTGTCGGCGGTCAGGGATGGCTTATCAGGAACAGGCAGATGGGCGTTAAGCCAGGCGTCCCAGATCTTTTTTATCCGGTTCCGCTCAACGGATATCACGGACTCTTTATTGAGATGAAAGCCGAGCGGGGGCGCCTCGGATTGGCACAGAAGAAATGGATCCGGGCCCTGACGGATCTGGGATACCTCTGTATCGTGGCACATGGATGGGAAGAGGCGAAAGAGGCGTTAATCAGATATGTCGAAGGAAGTGCATAAGAAATGACAGAGTTTAACTTGAAGCAATTTGTTTTTAGAATCTACAAACCCGGCGCCCGGCGGCATGACGTTGGAGTCGTCACGGGCGACCCGACCGCGGTCTACGACGTGGCTCGCCGGTGCGGGATTAATTCGAAAGACGCCGGCAGGATTAAGGCATGGGCGCGGATCGCGAAGCCGGGAGACAGCAAGGCGATTGGAAAGACACACGAGGTGATTTGCAGATGATTGAGAGACAGCAGTTTGTCACATGGTACACGCCCGAAGAGAAGATGCCAGGCGAGGGAGATATCACGGTCGTGACGATCTCGGGCAAGCGCGGCGGCGTGACTTATGATCACTCTTTCGCGCTCGCGGAATGGTTCAACGACGGTCTGGGATGGACGCTGACAAACATTGACATGGACGAATTTGTGGTGCACGCATGGGCGGATCTGACGCCCTACGGAGGGAAGTCATGAGCACGGCGGCGGTTCTGGAAGGCGTGCTTGTCGTTCTGAATGATGCGCGGTGCTCTTTAAACGATGATCAGACGGATGTCGACGACAGGCTGTATCTTGTTCAACTGGTGCTTAAGGCGGAGCTCGAACGGATCAAGGCGAAGCCGGTGAAGACGGTGCAGGAAGAGGTTAAGCAGGTCGAGGAAACCCCGGCACAGCCCCAGAAGATCAACAAGGCGAGAATCGCACAGCTCTGGGCGGCGGGGAAGAAGCCCAAAGAGATCGCGGACGCGGTCGGGTGCTCAGAACAGACGGTCAGAAATTGGGTGAAAAAGGAGGCGAAGTGATGCTGAAAGTAATTATCAAATATCCGGGCGAGCCGGTCGGGAGCGAGGCGGAAATATCCGACGACCTGAAGGTGATGCAGACCATCGTCGGCGGGTATATTGAGGTTGTCGCGCTGAACGACGACGATATGCTGATCTGCAACGACGCGGGGAAGCTGGTCGGGCTTCGGCACAATTTTGATACGCCCCGGGACGAGATCGTCGGGCCGGTGATCGTGGTCGGCACGCATGGGGACGCGTTTGATGACGTCTCGCTCTCTCTGGACGCGTGGGAGACACTTTTACGCGAGTGGGGGAACTGATTATGCGGGACATCGATAAAAGCCCGTGCATGGGCTGTGAGGAACGCGAGCAGGGCTGCCACAGCCATTGTGTCGCCTATCGAAAGTGGGCGGCAGAGAAACGGCAGGATAACAACAAGAAAAAGTGGAACGAGATGGCACATGCCATATTAAGAGGGAGTTATTGATGGGAATTTTGATACCGTTTGGGATCGGTTGGCTTTTCGGCGCTACCTCAATCATGGTTGTCGCCGTGATTATGATCGACAGGGGAGGTGATGGGGATGAGTGACGACCTGATCAGGAGGCAGGCGGCACTTGATGCGCTCGAAAGCATCGGAAGCCTTGATACAGAAGCAGACAGGCAGTATGCAAGGACTGTTTTCGAGAATTTGCCGGCCGCACCCTCCGCACAGCAGTGGATCTCGTGTAATGAGAGGTTGGCAGAAGTCAACGAAGAGCCTTTTTATATCAACCCGATTACTGGGGAAAAACTGTACGAAAGTAAAAGGGTGCTTGTTTGTGGAAAGGGGAAAGACGGATACGATTATTCGGTTGCTTCGCACGTTTATAGTACGGCGACGGGGCACGGATGGGCGGGAGCATATGATGCGGCCGACATGGAAATGCGGGGAATCGTCGCGTGGCAGCCGCTCCCGGAGCCGTATCGTGGAGGTGATACATGAGCCAAACAACACAAATCCGTATGAATAAACTTTATAGACTCATTGATTTTTGCTTACAGCTTGCTGACATTGCTGACCAGAAGCGGGAAACGCCATTCAATGATGTCCTGCACACAGGATATGGGGCGTTCAGTGCGTACATGCGGCAGGGTGTGAAAGAGATCATTGACTTGAAACAGAACTATTATCAGGTGCTGTTCAGAAAAGACCTTGCGGAAGCTTCCGAGAAGGATGCACGGGACTTTATCGAATCGTGTTTTGGAGACAGAGATATTGACAGCATTAACGATGCGGATAAAGAAAGAATCACCGCATTGTGCAAACAGATTGAATCGGAGTGGGAGGAAATCGATGTATGACTTAATCGACAGGCAGGCGGTTTTTAGCTTTCTGACAGACGAGTGGGACGGAGATATTCTCCACCTGTTCAAGGGCATCAAGCGTATCCCGCCCGCACCGATGGAGATGCACATGGACTCACACGGCATTACCATTCGCCCGGCGAGCGCGTACGGCGAGGCAGAAAGGCGGGAAGATGGATCTGATTGACAGACAGGCGGCACTCGACGAACTGAACGAACTGAAAAAGGTCGAACTCGTCAATGCTGGCAACAAGCCGAGCAAGAGTTATTGGGCGTTGCAGGCGGCTTTGATGGTTGTTTCGGGCCTGCCGTCCGCACAGGGCATCATCAAATGCAAAGACTGCGACTGGTGGACAAAGCAGGAAGACAGCTTGCAAGGCAGATGCGATAGATACGGTATGTACCCGACAGGCTACTGGTATTGCGCGGCGGCAAGAGAAAGGCGGGAAGGATGAGCGCAGAGAACGGAAAGGTATGTTGCAACTGTTGGCACAACATCAGACGCGATGACGATAAAGGCTTTACACATTGTTATTGTGAGATTGACGATAAGTATATGGGATATGCACAGGTCATGGAGGGTTGGTGCAGACACTGGAGCAAGGAAAGGCGGAAAGAATGAATAGAAACTTAGACGGAATATACCTCAGAGTAAAACGTGACGGAAAATATCAGCCGATATGTTTATCCGATATGACCAAAGAAGAGCTTGAGGAAAACCTTAATCCGGAGCGCGGTGAGTGGCTTAAGGGTGCTGTAATTCATCTGGCTTTGTTATTACATGATATTGGTGATCAGTTCGGGATTGAGAGGGCGGATGAATGAGTGAATTTTATGAGGGAGAATATATTATTTACCGCAACGGCGAAAAATACGAATTGGGTAGAATCACAAGTCTTAGGGAAGACGGCGCATTCGTTTGCTACCATGAGGGCGAGACAGCGGCGAAGACTCCATATGACCATATGCACAAATTGATAAACGCATATACGATAAAGTCCACTTCTATTGGTGGGAATAGATTTGATGACGTAGAAGAGGGGAAAATGACTAATCAACAAGCAATCAATATACTCAATGGCTTAGAACAGAGTCTGGACGATTACTGCGAGTTGAACGATGAAGGAAAAGCCGCTTTTCGCATGGCGATAATGGCACTAGAATCGTTCGGAAATTCCGAACAGTTGCCATCCGCACAGCCAGAGCGTCCGAGGGGTGAGTGGATAAATCGAAGTTTGAACATCCTATATCCAGATTGGGAGCGATATACGTGTTCGGCATGTGGTAAGCATGCATACAATTATGATTTTTGCCCGAACTGCGGTGCAGACATGAGAGGAGAAACAAAATGAGACTGATTGACGCTGATTTATTAGAACCTGATGCGGATTATGATGATGGCGAATTTTGGGCGGTGTCAATAGGTCAGATACAGGACGCACCCACCATCGAGCCGAAGCAAGAGACGGGAGAGTGGATAGAGGATGAGGATGAAATGCGTGTTATATGTTCAAAGTGTGGAGAGCCAAACTATTCCATTTCTGATTTCTGTCCGAACTGCGGCGCTGATATGAGAGGTGCAGAAAGGCGGGAAGATGAACAGAGTGAGCAGTGATATTAAGTCGTATCTGCATCACATCATAACCGCTCTTGATTTTTACGACAGAATGGCGAACATGCCGAATTGCAACAACTGCGGAGCACCGAAGGGTTGCCAGTACAGACCCGCATGGGGTCAGCCTGTACGGTGGAACTGCCCGCACTGGAAGGAGGAATAAGCCAATGGTTAAATACAGATACGCCGTCACCATCCACATCGACGGCATGGATTCGGGCACGGTTGATGAGATCAAAGCGGAGATGCCGGTCTTGACAGATCGGATAACTAAGCTGATGCTTAAGGTGGCGGCGGGGACAGATGCAACGATCAAGGTCACGCAGATTTGTGGTGACGCATACGAGGCAGGAGGCGATTGAATGACAGTCGAGAATGAGGCAAAGCGAGATTGGTTGCTCCGATACAGATGGACACTGAAGCGGCGCAACGAGGCCGCCGATGAGCTCCGCGAGCTCCTGCACGTCGGAGCAAGAGCGCTTGACTACGACCCCCAGCCCGGCGGCTCCGGAGCGCCGCACGGTCTTGAGACGTTCGCCGTCCGCGCCGAAAAGTATTACGACGCGGAGAAGGCCGCGGCTGAGTACTGTTGGAAGGTACGCGCCGAGATCAACGCCGCGCTTGCCGCGCTCCAGAACGAGGGATACGCGCAGGTGCTGACCTATCGGTATCTGGTGCATACGGCGTCACCGTACGAGCGCATGAACGGACTCTACCCGACCGTTCCGCTCACATGGCAGGAGATCGCCGAGCGGTGCTATCTCAGCTTCGACCGCGTCACTCACTTACATGGTGAGGCCATGCTCGCTCTGTCCATCCCGACAAACCGCGACAAAGAATAGCAAACCGTTACAATCCTGTCTGTGTTATATTCATATCAGCACAGATGCACACTTAGACATATTGTTTCTCCTACAGCGGGGGCCCGGTTGACAACGACCGGGCTTTTGTTATGCGCGACTTCGCCAAGAGCTTTTATAAATCGAAAGCGTGGCAGGACTGCAGGGCGGCTTATATCTCGTACCGCTCCGGGCTGTGCGAGCGCTGTCTCTCCCGCGGGCTGTACCGACCGGGCGATACGGTGCATCACAAGATACATCTAACACCGGACAACATCAACGACCCGAGCGTCACGCTGTCCTTCGACAATCTGATGCTTCTCTGTCGCGATTGTCACGCCGAGATTCATTCGGGCAGGCCGACACCGCGTTATCGGATCGACCCGCTCGGGCGCATAGCCCCCCTATAGAAGCCATCTATAAGCGCGCACAGAAGACCGGTGCGGCAGTTAGATTTTGCGAAAGTTCGCGCGCGTGCCCCGGGGAGACCCAAAAATTCGATGAATAACAGCGGAATTAACTGGATTTATGAATATTATCAGGGGATTTGCGACGGGACTTATCATGTCGGCAAATGGATCAAACTTTTATATGCGTATCTCGTGAACGGCCTGCAGGATAGGTTGTTTTTTTATGACGCAAAGGCGGCAACCGCAGCGATTGAGTGGAAAGAAACTCATTGCTACCACACCGAGGGGCCGCTCGCACCTCAGCCGATCACGCTGGAGGTCTGGCAGAAGGCAAAGACGGCGGCGATATACGGGATCGTAGATGAGAACGGGCACCGGCATTTCCGTGAGGTCTTTGAGCTGATCGGGAGGAAGAATGGCAAGAGCTTAGAAGCGAGCGCCGACGCAAATTATTGTTTCCAGAAGGACGGCGGCTATGGCGCGAGGGTATTTTGCGTCGCGCCCAAGTTTGATCAGGCCGACATCATATACGGCGGCGTGTGGCAGATGGTACAGCTTGATCCTGATTGGCAGGAGTTGAAGCAGCTGTCTCAGGAGAAGGATACACAGCACCGAAAAATTCATGATGACTCGATGCTCGCCAGGCATCGGCAATCAGATTTGTTTATCCCGGGGACGAACAGCTCCGTTAAAAAGATTGCTTTCAACGCCAAATCAAGCGACGGTTTCAATCCCTCCCTGACGATCTGCGATGAGGTAGCAGCGTGGCAGGGCGAGAAGGGCCTCAAGCAGTATGAGGTCATGAAATCCGCCATGGGTGCCCGTCCTGACGGCTGGATCCTCGCGTGCACCACATCGGGATATGTCAACGACGGAATTTTTGATGAGCTGATGAAGCGCTCGACGCGTTTCCTGCTTGGCGAAAGCAGAGAAAAGCGGTTGCTCCCTCTGCTGTACATGATCGACGACATCGAGAAGTGGAACGACATTAATGAATTGCGAAAGAGCAATCCCAATCTGGGGGTGTCGATAAGCGTTGACTATCTGTTGGAAGAGATCGCGGTCGCCGAGGGGAGTCTTTCAAAAAAAGCTGAGTTTTTGACGAAATACTGCTGTATCAAGCAGAACAGCTCCCTCGCGTGGCTGCCGGCGCAGATCGTCGAGCGAGCTTGTGGAGAACACTTCGGCCCGGAGGACTGCCGGGACAGCTACTGTGTCGCCGGCATCGACCTGTCGCAGACCCGCGACCTGACCGCGGCCTGTGTCGTGATCGAGCGGGACGGCGAGCTGTACGTTCTCGCGCATTTCTGGTTGCCTGCGGAAAAGATCGAGGAGGCGACGCAGCGGGACGGCGTGCCGTACGGGATCTACATCCAGCGCGGGCTGATGTCCGCGAGTGGTGACAATTTTGTCGACTATCATGACTGCTATCGATGGATTACCGGCCTGATCGAGGACTACCAGATTTTACCGCTCCGGGTAGGGTATGACCGCTACTCCGCGCAGTACCTGATACAGGATCTTGAGACATACGGCGCGCAGTGTGATGACGTCTATCAGGGGGAAAACCTGTACGGAATCATGCAGGAGGTGCAGGGCCTGCTCGAGGACGGGCGGATCCACATCGGAGACAACGACCTGCTTAAAATGCACCTACTCGACAGCGCGATCAAGATGAGCGCGGAGCGGGGCAGGGGCAAGCTCGTTAAGATACATCCATCCAGACACATCGACGGCACGGCGTCCCTGCTTGACGCGATGTGTGTGAGGCAAAAACATTACGCCGAGATCGGCGACCAGTTGAGGAATTAATTATGGGTCTGTTTGATTTTATTTTCGGGAATCGTCCGAAGCCGCGAGCTAGGGCGCACGAAGAGACTTTTAAGATGCTCGACGGGTACACGCCGAGATTCACAAGCTATCACGGCGGCGTGTACGAGTCAGAGCTGATCAGGGCGGCGATCAATGCCCGGGCGACGCACATCAGCAAGCTCAAGGTTGAGCCGCAGGGAGCCGCCCGGCCTGCGCTCCAGAACAAGCTCAGGCGCGGTCCGAACCAGTTCCAAACATGGGGGCAGTTTTTGTATCGGCTGTCGACGTGCCTAGATGTGCACAACAGCGCTTTTATCTGTCCGGTCTATGACGAATACGGCGAGCCGTCGGGCATTTATGCCCCGCTGCCGTCCCGGTGTGAGATCGTCGAATATGACGACGTTCCGTATCTGAGATATGAGTTCAGCGGCGGCAAGAAGGCTGCGATCGAGCTCGCGTACTGCGGCATAATGACCAAATACCAGTACAAGAGCGACTTCTTCGGCGAATCGAACCGCGCCCTGTACCCCACCATGGAGCTGATCCATATTCAGAATCAGGGCATTGAGGAAGGCGTTAAGAGCGCGGCGACCTATCGGTTTTATGCTCAGCTCGCGAATTTTTCCAAAGCGGAAGACCTCGCGAAGGAACGGAAGCGGTTCACGGAAGAGAATTTTAGCAAGGACGCGGAGCCGAACGGTTTACTTCTCTTTCCCAACACGTACAAGGACATCAAGCAGATCACGGCGCGTCCGTGGGTGGTTGATTCGGCTCAGATGGCGGCGATCAGGGCGAACGTCTTTGAATACTTCGGAGTCAACGAGGACGTCTTACAGAATAAGGCATACGGCGACGCCTGGAGTGCGTTCTACGAGGGCGCTATCGAGCCGTTCGCGGTGCAGTTTTCGGACGTTGTGACAAAGATGCTTTTCACACTCCGGGAGCAGAGCAACGGGAACCGCGTGATCGCGACGTCGAACCGCCTGCAGTACTTGAGCAACTCGGAAAAACTGAACGTTTCAAGTCAGATGCTCGACCGCGGGATCATGAGCATCAACGACATCCGGGAGATTTGGAACCTGCCGCCGGTTGAGGGCGGAGACGTGCGGATCATCCGCGGGGAGTATTGGAACGCAGACGAAAAGATACAGGAGGGCGCTATCAATGGCGAGGGAAATCAGAGCGTTTAATTTCGACGTCCGCGCCGATCAGAACGACGAGCACGGACATTTTTTGACCGGTCAGCCAATCGTGTACAACGAGAGGACGGACTTAGGGTGGTATGACGAAATCATTGACGACGGCGCACTTTCCGAGACAGATCTCCGGGATGTGCGTTTTTTAGTTAATCACAACACCGACATGATCCCGCTCGCGCGGTCGCGGAACAACAACGCGAACAGCACGATGCAGCTGGAGGTCATGGAGGGCCGCGGCATGTCGATTCGTGTCGATCTGGACACGGAAAACAATGCCGACGCAAGGAGCCTATATTCGGCGGTGGAGCGTGGAGACATCACGGGGATGTCGTTCATGTTCTTAGTCGATGAGGATAGCTGGGAAGAGATCGACACCGATCATCCGACGCGCCATATCCGGAGCATCTCGCGAGTGCTCGAGGTAAGCGCGGTCACCTTCCCGGCCTATGAAGCGACATCGATACAGACGCGTGGCCTGTCTGAGGCACTGGAGAGTGCGCGGGCATCACTGGAGAGTGCGAAAGCCGCCGCGGAGGAAATCGAGCGCAGGAAGCAGAAAATCAAGATTCTCATGGAGGTCTAACACATGGAGATCAAAGACATGACCATTGAGGAGCTCGAGGCGAGGAGGGTGGAGATCATCAATGCCATCGACGCGCCTGACACCGATCTGGATGCTCTGGAAGCAGAAGCTAGAGCAATCGTGGAAGAGCTCGACGCACGTAAACAGGCCGAGGCACAGAAGGCCGAAATCCGCGCATCCGTCGCGGCTGGAGCCGGTGCTGTCGTCCATACAGTACCCAAGGAGGAAAACCACACTATGACACTCGATGAAGTCAGAGCATCGCAGGATTATATCAATGCTTACGCCAACTACATCAAGACCGGCAGAGACGATGAGTGCCGCTCCGTCATCTCCCAGAACGCGCCGCAGGGCACGACCGGCTCCGGCCCGGTGCCCGTCCCGGTGATCGTGGATGAGTACATTCAGACGGCATGGGAGAATGACCAGATCATGAGCCGCGTCCGCAGGACATTCGTCCGCGGGAACCTGCGCGTCGCTTTCGAAAAATCTGCTGATCCCGCTGTCGTACACGCTGAGGGCACAGACGCTCCGGACGAAGAGACCCTCGAGCTCGGCATGGTCGAGCTCATCCCGGAGAACATCAAGAAGTGGATCACCATCACGGACGAGGCCCTCGCTATGGGCGGCGAAGCATTCCTCCGCTACATCTACGATGAGATCACCTATCAGATCGTCCGCAAGGCGGCTGCCGAGGGTATCGCGGACATCGTAGGGGCACCGGCGGCCTCGACGGCTTCCGCCGTTGGCGTTCCTGCCATCTCGATTGCGCCGAGCGTAATTGCTATTCCGACCGCGGCGGCGAACCTGTCCGATCAGGCGCAGAATGTGGTCGTTGTGATGAACCGCCTCACCGAGACGGAATTCCTCGCCGCGCAGGCAGCGGGCAGCTTCTCGATCGACCCGTTCGCGGGCCTGCCGAGGGTGTACACGTCCGCGCTCAAGGCGTACAGCGCAGCCTCTTCGGGCGATACTTACGCGATCGTGGGCGATCTGTCCGCCCTGCAGTTCAACTTCCCCGAGGGCGACGGTATCGTGCTGAAGTATGACGACCTGTCTCTCGCCGAGGCTGATCTGGTCAAGGTGGTCGGCAGGCAGTACGCCGGTCACGGCGTCACCGCTCCGGGCCGTCTCGTTAAGATGACTAAGGCGTGATATGCAGGTCAAGCTGATCAAAGACGCGAGGATTAAGCACAAGGCCGGGGACATCGTAGAGGTGTCCCCGATCGACGCTAACTACCTCGTGGCGACCGGTCAGGCGGTGCCGGTGGCAGAAAAGAAGGAAACCGCAAAGAAGCAGACGAAGAAGTAAGCAATCCGGGACGGAGGGAAACATGAGCACGATTCTTTTACAGCCTGCAAAGCTGGCGCTGAGAGTTGCGACGGCGGCTTTCGATGAGGAAATCACCGGACTGATCGAGTCGGGCAAGCAGGATCTGACAATCGCGGGAATCTCTCCGGTGGATGAGACAGACCCGCTCGTGAAGCAGGCGGTCATCACCTATGTGCGGCTCCATTTCGGACAGCCTGATGATTTTGACCGCCTCAAGGCGTCTTTTGACGAACAGAAGGCACAGCTCCAGACGGCGACCGGGTACACGGTGTGGGAGGGCGCGTGATGGACAGGAGTAACACCTGCGAGTTGCTCGCCGTGACAAAAGCCAAAGATGAGTACGGCGTGATCCGGGAGACGGTGACCGCCCGGACGGTCTATTGTGCCGTGCAGAGCGTGACGCGGGCGGAGTTTTTCGACGCGGGGCGGAGCGGGCTTAATCCGGAGTACAGGCTTACGATGTTCGCATGGGACTATCAGGGAGAGCCGATGCTCAGGTACAACGGCAAGACTTACTCGATATACAGGACTTACGTCTCGAAGACGGACGAGATCGAGCTGTACGTCGAGAGGAAGGGCGGCACCAATGGCAAAGGCGAGTAAATTCGAGGTCGATATGCGGCACATCCTTAACGACTACAGGGATTCCGTGATCCAGACCGCGCAGATCGTCGTCCCGCGTATCACGCAGGAGGCGCAGCGGCGCGTTAAGCAGAAAGCCCCGCACCTCACAGGGCGGTATCGGCGAAATTGGTCGAGACAGACAGCGCCCTCGCGCCTGGGTGTGACGTCCGTGGTCTTCAATAAGACGCCGACGTATCGATTGACGCACCTGCTGGAATACGGACACGCCAAACGCAACGGTGGCAGGGTGCCCGCTTACCCGCATATCACAGAGGCGAGAGAGTGGGCGCAGAACGAAGCCGTTCGGGCGTTGTCGAAGGCTTTAGGAGGCTGACCAAAATGACATACAAAGAGATCGCACAGATGATCGAGAAGGTTGGCGTCCCCTATGCCTACTACCAGTTCCCAGAGGACACGGGGCAGGAGCCGCCCTTTATCTGTTTTTACTATCCCAACAACAACGATTTTGTCGCCGACGGTGAGAATTACGTCAAGGTGGTGCAGCTCGTCATCGAGCTTTACACCGACAACAAGGATTTTTCACTGGAAGCGACGCTCGAGGCCGTGCTCGCTGAGTATGACCTCGTTTTCACCCGCGAAGAGACCTATATCGACTCCGAGCGGATGTATCTGGAAGCATACTATACGGAGGTAATAATCAATGCCGACAGCGAATGAGAACAAGGTCAAATATGGCCTGAAAAATGTCTATTATGCCATCGCGACCATCGCCGCGGATGGCTCTGCGACTTACGACACGCCGGTCAAATTCCCGGGCGCTGTGTCGCTGTCCCTTGACGCACAGGGCGAGAACACGCCGTTCTATGCGGACAACATTGTCTATTTTGTAGGATCGTCCAACACCGGTTACGAGGGTGATCTGGAAATGGCACGAATCACGGACAGTTTCCGCGAAGATGTGCTCGGCGAGACAGCTGATACCAAGAATGTGCTTGTTGAGCGCGTAGACGCGCCGGTCGTTCACTTTGCGCTGCTTTTCCAGTTCGAGGGCGACCAGAAGGCCGTGAAGCACGTGCTCTATAATTGCACGGCGACCCGTCCCACGATCGGATCTGCGACCAAGGAAGACACCGTTGAGCCGGAGACGGAGACGGTCACGATCACTGCGACCTCGATCTACAGCGAGACCCTGCAGTCTGACATCGTCAAGGCGCGTTCCAACAAGGACACGGACGACACGACTTATGATGCGTGGTTCAACACGGTCTATCTTCCGACTTAACGAGGTGACATATGCTTAAGACTGTGACGATTGGAGATGTAGAAGTTGAGATTCTGTCGAACGCGGCGACGCCTTACCGTTATAACATGGTCTTTCATGACGACCTGATCTTGAAGACCGCGAACGGGATGAACGAGGCGGAGGCGGTCGAAATCGCTCCGAGGCTTTGCTACATCATGGCACAGCAGGCACAGAAAGGCGATCTTTCGAAGCTTTCGGAGGATCGCTTTTTGGCGTGGTTGGAGCAGTTTGAATTTATGGACGTCATCGAGGCGTCCGGGGACATTATCGAGACGTATATCGCGTCAAAAAAGACCTCTTCTGTCCCAAAATAAAGAGCCGCCCGACAGAGCGACCATTTACGACGGCCTTATATCTGCTCCGGTGCATCCAGCTCGGCCTAAAGCTCGAGGATTTGGATGTATTGGAGCAGGGCACCGTCACGGACATGATGATCGAGGCGGCGAACGACGAGCACAAATATAAACCTGTGGCGACGCAGGATGATTTTGATAGATTCTGAGGTGGCATATGGCATTAAACTATCAGCGCGTTAAGGGCATCACGATCGAGATCGGAGCCGACGGGACTAAATTTAATAAAGCTATTGCCTCGATGAATCAGAGCCTGCGCGG